AGTAGAATAGTGAAAAACCGTCCTCATGTTGATACCCCTTCAAGAAAAGGCGGGGCATAACCCCGCCGTTATAAGGCAATTGGGCGATCAACTGGGGAGGAGGCTACCTGTTATCCCAATCTTCGCCGTCCTCGCCGTCATCTTCATCGCATTCTTCAAGTCCACGAATGCGATCTTCAATTGAGCGAAGGACTGTTATGCGAGGAGTGCCACGTTCTTTTTCGACTTCCTTGTAAGCAAGCAAAACTTCAATCTTGTCTTCTTTGCCAATTGCAGCCATTGCCTCACGAGCGTTTAACTTGGTAACATCCACAGCAAGCCGTACTTTTGCTTCTGTGTTTGCTCGTTCAGATTCCTCCGGTGTAGAAACGCGCTTTTGAGGTTTGCGTTCAAGGCCAGAAATCGAAGTTGTTACTGATTTTGCTTTTGGAAACCTTCCCTTTCCAATATTAGGATCGTGAAGCAACACGCCTTTTTCGTTACATTCACCAAGGTTGGGCCGAGTACGGCAAAATTCGGTGTCTTCTGTACTGGCTACAAACACTGGTTTGTCTGGGTAAAAATGTAACGGCCTTCGAGTGGATCTTGAGCGACGTGTAAATGACGCCCCTTTTGTCAGAATAAACCAAGCCATAGAATAAGCCTCCTACTTGAAAGAAATAAGTGTTAGCGAAAGTGTTAGTCACCAACTTTTTTGAAGTAAACAAACGCCCTTACACCAGTGTTGTTACCACCACCAACTTCAGTGTTTGTAAGAGTAATTTCAGTATCGGCGTCAAGTATTCTATCTGCCATGTTAGCAACTGAAATCATAGCTGAACCCTGTGAATCATCGGCAACTAAGGCACCAGTGGTATAAAGATCAACTGCATTCGCCGTAATTTTAATCGTGGTGCTAGTCGTACCCTTGGTCAAGATGTAATAACCAAATCCAGTTATTTCAGCCTTGTATGGAATTGAGAATTTGATTGTAGTTGAACCAGCACTGGCACTTGGAAGTGGCAAATTCAAACATTGCATATCCAAATCATCGAGAGTAGAAACATTCTCGCGTGAATTCAAATATGCAACATCTTCTGCGGCGGTAATAAGAACCGGAGTACCTTCAACCAATTCAACAGGTCTTCCAGTGCTCCTCGAACGGAATGTGTAAGAAGTACCAGCATCCGGGTTTAGCATAAACCACGTACTCATAAAATCTCCCCAGCCTCCTGTTTAATTAGTAATTTTTGAAAACTTACCTTTGTTTGGCTGGCAAACGGCGAAGCCACACAATAGCAGTTGCGTCGTTGCTGGCACCACCACCGGTAGCAGTATTGGTAACTGTAATAACAGTTCCTGGTTCGCAAATACGACGATTCTTGCTGTAATTATCAAGCATAGTTGCTTCAGGAACACCTTCGTTTGCTTTCAGCAAAACAGTGGTATGAATATCAACTGTGCCGTTAGTAACTTTGAAATCGGAACTGGTTGTACCAACGGTCAAAGCGTTGACACTCAAACCTGCTATTTCACAGTAAAATGGAACTGCAAATTTTTCAGTAGAAGAACCAGCCGTATCAGGAAGAGCCACAGGCACAGCTATCATCGAAGCTTCTGCAAAAGCCTCTTTGGTTTTTTCCGTACCACCAAGACCTTCGCCAAGCCCTTCCAGACCTTTGTTTACGGGCCAAGTCATTATATATTACCTCCTTAAAAAAGGGAGAGAGGGTACAGAGTATAATACATAATACTCTGTACCCAATCCCAATGATCTCAGTTTACGCTACAATTAAAACGGGCGAACGCGAACATCGACACCGAAGGCCATGCCATCAGTGTTTTCAACTGCAATCGCAAGTTGGTTGTAAACGTAGGTTTCGATCCTGTCATACGCTTCGTTGAAATTGGCGTAGATTCTTGTTCCATCAAGGATACCAAGAATGAGGTTATTCGGGTGCGTGAACAGAACCAAACCACCTTCTTCAACAGACTTGTGAGCGCCAGCAGCCGCACCTACTACAGCAGCAGCAGTGAGGCCAAGTAGGGTATAGGCATCGTTTGCAACAGCCTGAACGTCAACTTCCGAAGCCGCTCCTGTGGTGGGTGATTCAATAGTTAGTCTGCCATCCCCATAATCACGGGCACAATGCCTGTATAATTCATGTTCATCCAAGGCAACATAGGCAGCATCAGCATAAATCGCAGCATTGATCGCATTGGCAACTTGACCGGCAGTAAGTGTGTCATCGCTGAGAACAATTGTAACTGCACCTACATTGTCAATGTCAAGTTTGAGCGTATTGCCGGTACCAACTTCAAACGGGCCGAGAGCAGACTGGCTGCCAACAACTACCGCAGAAGTAGCACCAGTAACATCAATGGCAAGGTCGTCTGGAAGCATCTCCACGCGAGTAATCGGGAATCCGTAGGGGCTAATGACGTTGCCAAGGAGGGCAGAATCACCAACTGCTGTGCCACGGTCAGCCAGCATGTCAGCAAAATCAACCCACAGCCCATCAGGCATCCAAAACTGGAGACCTTTTGTACGGAGATATTGTTTCGGGAGCGTCTTGCGAAGCTCCCTGAATACCTCGCGACCGATATTGGCACCGCCGAAACTGTGAATATGGCTTTCTTCCGCAAGCTTAAGAATGCCATCAGCGGTTTTGAGAAGCATGTCGACTTCATCTGTTCCAACAAGAGTATTGTCCCCATTGATAAACAGATTCTCGAAGTCGGTAGCCATCTGTTCCATCATCATTGACTGAATATCCATTTCGAGCCTATCCTGCTCGATGTTGGATTGCAATGCTTCTGTAGTAATGTACCAGTAACTTTTGGTCTTGCGAGAGTTCAGTTCTACTTGATTTGCTACAACACCAGAAGCATTGGCGGCAGCATTGGTATCTTCCAAATGATACCGGGTAATTGGTTTGTTAATCCACAGTTTGTCTATGCGAATCGAAGGATTGCGCATACGGACGATCCGAATCATACCGAGCATTGTGGAGAACTTTTTGACGTACTTGATAAAGTTCTTCTGCTGCTCAGGATTCAGTGCTCCTCCATCTGTGAACGAAAGGCTGTCAACGGCCTTTTCAACGAGTTCGACGTTGGAGTTAGGCATTATATCCCTCCATGATCAAAAAAGTTTTCCAGCAGGGAGTGCCCTACCATCTCCCCGTCGAAAAGGTTAATTACTTGAAAGTAAACCAGATTTCTTGACGGCTTTATTGAGAATGCCGCTCATAAAATCTTCGGAGTTTGCTGTCTTCGGTGTAGCAGCTTTACCTGAATTAGTAGCTGATTGTTTGGAAACAGCAGGTGTGCTTATAGCATCGTCAACAGCTTCGTTACTCTGAGTTTCGCGTTTGAAATTGTCAAACCTTTCAGCTTGACGTTTTTCAATACCGTCGAGTTCCCCCTTGAGAAAAGATTTGAGTTCATCAAAGTCAATGTTTTTGTTGGTATCATCCGTGGCCAAATTGTCATTAGCAACGGAATCCTTGCCTTCCTCGTCGGAATTGTCAGGTTTGGCAGACATATTACCTTCGTCGCCCTTGTCATCATCAACATCATCAGTTGCCACATCGTCAGTTGTAATTTTATTGGTGGCATCATCGGTGTCATTGACAACATCGGTGGTTTGTTCGTTAGGGGTTTCAATAACCTCCGGTATTTTGTCCTCTTCCTTGAGGATAACACCAAGGGAATCATACGCCTTGCGAACTTCAGAAAGGTCGAGTTCCCGACCGAGTTTTTTGCTCTCTTCGGAAATCCGAGCAATATCAGAAGTGACCATTCGTAGAAGATTTGTGTCTTCAACGATAGTAGTCTCTTCTATTTCATTGCTCTTGTTAAGGAACTCTCCAAACCTACCACCAAGGCGTTTTGCCACTTTTCCAAGCTCGCCTTGATCTCCCATTTCTTGCTCCTTTTCTGTAAAATTATCAGAGTCGTTTGAATATTCAATTGATTTGAAAATTTGATTGGCTACATTGCAAACGGAAATTTCTTGGCCTTTTACAAAAGATGATTCAAAACGTGATCTGCCAACCGAAGCCCAACCTTTTCGTGTAGCTGCTATGTGATCCAGTTTCAGTCGGTTGATAACACGACGTTTTTTTCCTTCTTTTGTTTCATAAAAAACAGGGTTTGGTTTTTCGTGATCTATAAAACCACCAATAGACATTTGATAATTTTCAATGTTATCAAAAAGCTTAACAGCACGGGAATCATTCGGATCTAATTCGGCCTTAACAAAAAGCTCATAAACATCTCGTTCTTTGATTTTACCATCTTTGCCAATTACACTCCGCTTGTCAAATACCACATCAGAATCAACGAAATTGCCAATGCCAAATGTAGCATTGTGATTTGGCAAAAATGTAATTGGAACGTTGTTATTTACCTTCTCTGAAATCCCGTCTTTCATATCCATAAGAGCTTGCTTACTCATTCGTTCTGTGTCGTTGTCTTCAATTGTATCACTTGCGATTCCAGTAACATACATTTTACCAGATTCGGCGTCTTTTTGAACGAACATGTTATTACAATTAAACTTAAAACGGGTTTTTGACATGTATCGCCCCTTTATTCCTATTATTATATCAATGGATTTTTTGTCAATTGCTTTGAACTAACTTCTATTTTATGTTATGTCAACAATAAAAACCGATTTTTAATTTAATCATTAAATATTTACAAGTTAAATATCATTTGTTCCACCATTAAATCCACCTATTTTTTGCAAATAATCCATATATCCTAAAGAATCTTTGGTCGATTCTGAAGCTATTTCTTGTGGTTTTCCTGCTGTTCCTCCCTCCGGTTGAGTGGTAGTAGCGCCTTCGGCTTGTGTTTCGGAATTTCCACTTTCTTCAGATGAAGAACCATCCGATTCCATAACACCAAGATTCCAACCACGATTTGCCAGAACAACATCAATTGGCAACGGCAAATTAGCCCAAGCGTATTCGGGTTCGTCTGGATACGGTGACAGACCAAAACGCTTTCGCATATCATTAGGTGTAATAGCACCCCATTTTGCAAGAATTTCATCTACAGCAGCCTGGTTAACCAAATCCTGTGTGGTTGAACGGTTGAATCTAATTCTTACAAGTGGTTCGGTTTCAAAAATATAACCTTTTTCACCGTTTTCTATTGCTTTTTCAATTAAGCGGCACTTGTATTTTTGTTCCATCATCTCAATGAAAGCACGTTGAGGGTTTTTTGTTCTTGATATATATTTACCATAAACAGCACTTCCATCTTTATTTTCAAATTTCTGCTTTGCAAGATACTCTTTTCCATCCTGTTCAGCTTCTCTTAATGTAACATGAAATGTACGGCTAACTAAATCGCGTATAATTGTACTGTAAATAAGGTGTTCACGCCTATGTGCTTCAGGTTCAAAAGTTTGTTCATTAGTAATTTGTCGTCCAACATCGCCACTGGCTCTGTTTACGTCTTTCAATTCAAAGAATACACGAGATATTCCAAAAGCTTCCCTTATTTCTTTATTGTTGGCTTCCTTGTAGCTCTGGTAACTGGCATCTTCTGTTAGTCCTACAGTAAGTGGTTGAAGTTTGATGTGAACGTTGTTTTCTCTGTTGATTGCAGTACGTCTCATTTGGGCTTCGAGGAGTATTGTGCGGCCTACATTAGTAACGCCCTTGACTTCAGAATCCCAAAATGACCTGATACCATCACGGCTCATTTTGTTGAGCGATCCGCCTTCAACAATTACTGCAAATTTAGGAACTGCTTCATTTTCAAACAACTTGACATTCCGATGATCTACATAATAATTCCCCATTATTGCCGGTGTGGAACCAGCGTGACGCGGAATGCCATAGTTGTTGTCTCTAACTGTAGGGAGTTTGAATTGAAGAATTTCAGAAGCCAAATATTCAACTCATACTTCATTAGCCAAATTTGGCGCATCGTCCGA